TCTATCTCAGTATAATACTCATCTGTCGATGCGTCAAATCCTTCTTCAACCAATTCTTCATGTAATCCCATAGCGGCATACGTCATTACCTTGTTTTTACCAAACCATGAGTTTCTAGAAGCCCATTCAGCTGCTTTTGGATCTGGCTCTGGAGCAGGTTGCTGAGATTGTTGATTAGTTTGCTGAGCACTTTGTTGTAGTATTTCAGGCATAGGTTCGCCTTGAAACTCCTGACCTTTTGCTCTTTCACGTTTTTGTTTAGAAACATTTACACGTTCTTTTTCAATAGCTAATCTTGCTATTTCTTGCTGAGCTTCTACTTGTTTGTTAAGGTCACCTGCTTGCATAGCAGCTTCCATTGCTCTTTTAGCAAAGGCTTCTTGTGTAACTAATTTGTCTTCAATATTCTTTATAGCGTGTTCGTCTTTTTGTGCTCCAAGGTTAACAGCCTGTTTGTATTTATCATTTACGTTTTTAGCGTATTCAATAGCGGCCTGTTCACGTCTTTCAGCTTCACGCATCTTTCGCGTTAGTTTATCTATACGACGTTTTACCGAGGCAGAGTATTCCTCTAACTCTTCTTCTTTACCTTTTTTAGGTTCTTCTACTATGGGAGCTTCTTCAACTTGAATTTCAGGTTGATTAGGCTGAGCCTGCTCCTTGTTGTTTTCTTCTTTTACTTCTATCTCGACAGGATCGCCCGAAGTATCTATCGGTACCATCTTATCTTGCTCTGATTGCACTTGTGGTTGCATAGACTTCTCCATGTTTATAATATGTTAGCTGGCAATATATCTCTTGGATCATCAATGACAGCCAGTATTTCATCGTCATTAATAATCCTTAACTCACCACCGTCTATTCTAATTCTAGATCCTGCATAGCGAGTAATTAATACCCAATCGTCCGTTTTGCACCACGGACCAGTGGGAAACTTGTCTTTGTCTTTGTAAGCATCAGGTCCTACTTTTAAAACTTTACAAATATTAGTTGTAATTTGAGACTCTGCAACGGTTTCATCAGTTAATATTATACCTGACTTTGTTTTGCTATCTAACTTAAGTGGAAATAATACAATCCTATATCCTGTAGGATTAGGTACTTTTTCTATCTCTTTCTTCTGTTTTTCAACAGCTTTGCCATCCCATACGTGTTTTGGCACAATTAATTTACTCATCTTCTAGCTCCGTTTTCTTAAGCAGGTCCGTGAGTTCCTGTTCAGCTTCTTTTAAACCGTTATACCTACCAACCATGTATCGATAAGTATCCCAATCTTTTACACCATTAGCTATAGCGTCTTTTATGACCTCTTGTCTAGCTTTTAGTTCATTTTTATAATAGGAAAAAAAATTTTCTATACGCATGACTTCATAAGATCAGACAATTTTTTACAACGATTTGGTGTTTGCTTGTTCCACTTGGAGTCTAGCATCTCATAACTAGCACCAATAAAATTGCCTTCTTGCAGGCATTTCCACATATTTTTAAACTTAGACACGCCTGTCTGCCCAAGTTGAAAACACATCTCTGTTATAACGTGCTCAGCTTTTTCTGGTAAATCTGTAATATTATTTTGTGCGCATAATTGTTTCATTTGTGCGATCGCTCTACTTAAATCTTTATCAAATACTGTTTGTAATTCTTCTTCGGTGTATTCTTTACCAGCAATAAAATTATCCGCTGGGACAACCTTATGACCCCACCCGATGGTATCGAACCCCTCGGTATCTTGATATATTTTGTTTCTAAAACCTTCACTTAACTTTACTGACTCTGATAATTCTTCGTAGCTCATCATTTTCCTTTCGCTTTTCTAATAGCCTCTTTACCTTTTCTAGCAATAGCAGCTTGTTTATTCTTACCTTGAACTTTAGCTCTTTGCTCTACTACAGTCAATATTTGTATTTTTCTAGCAAAAGGTTTTTTTACTTTTTTTACTTTAGCAACAGTTTTTCTAGCATCTGCAGGAGTAGCATATTTTACACGGACAGTATCTTTAGGGTTCTCGTCTGTGTACAAACGACGACCACTACCTTTTGGTTTTTTTCCTGTTCCTTTTAGTGGATCTTTTCTTTTTCTCGACACCTTTGATTACTCCTTTATTTTTAGAAGCATAAAAGACAGCCTCGGCATCTTTGCCGTAGGTCTTCTTCATAGACTTCATGATTTTTTTGCCTTTCTTATTTAAAGGCACTACTTTCCTCTAATAACTTTTTGTAAAGTTCTAGCTTGTTTAGCGTGGGTATTAGAAGCTTTTTTCAAACCTTTAATAACTTTTTTTACTTTTTTCTTTGATCCTTTTTTCATTTCTTTTTAAACATTCCTATTGCGCTTGATCCTGCCTTGATGCCGAAGCTCGCAGAAATCGCAATGTATAATAAATTGTGGTAATACGACGGCAAATCCTGCAAAGCGATAAAGCCTTGGTGAACATGTTCCTGTAAGGGCGTGAATACTAAAACTGCTGGAAGTAGTAGAACAATGAGTGCTACCTCATCTTTCCAGCTCCCTTTCATTTGATCAACGGCACTTTGCTCCCATGCAACTTTGCCAGCTATCTGGTCTTCTTTAAGTTTTTGAGTAGCTTTGATAGTTGTAAGTTTTAATTCTTGTTTTGCTTTCTTTGTTTCTACAAAACCCTTGACGCCATCTGCGACGACGCCAAGTAAAGGTTTAGCCAATAATTGCCACATAAATTCTTAGATAGCTCCTATGATAACTATTACGATCAACGCTACAATAGCTGCTTTGATCCAGTCTTTCATTTTCCAATCGGACCATTCTTTCAAATGTGCCCATAGATCTTTTAGTAAGTTCATACAAACCTCCTTTTTAATTTGCGAAGTATACTACTTTACACCCTTAAATGGAACTTTTTTAATCTGCATGTTGCTAGTTTGTCCTTTTGGCCCAGCTCCTTTGTTTTGTTTTACAACAAAAGCAGGGAAAACCTGTTCTGCTGTTGAAGCAACTTTTGTATTAGGAAATGGGTTTTTTGGCTTTACAACTTCTACTTTTGTTTTCTTAAATTTCATGATCTCGCCTTTCCATACCCACGTTGAGCCAACCTACCTGCTAACCCACCGTGATGTCTCATCGCTGGTCCACCTTTTTTAAGACCTTGTTTTTTTAAACCGTTTATAGCCTCACCTACTCCCCCACCATTGGCTTTTTTAATTACACCACGGCCCATGAGAATGTCTTTTTGTGTTACTTTGCCATCACCACTTAAATCAGGAAATTTTTTCTTAGCCATAATGATTAATGTATAGTCGGTTTTATGAGATTTATCAAGTCTTTACCATTATGATCCATAATCTCATTATATTCTTGTAGAGATAGATTATTTGAATACAACATTTTCGCTGCACCCATCATTGCACCAGCTAAAAGCACTTGATCTTCTGAGCTTTGTGTACTTTTGTCAGAAAAAGCCATCAATTCTACAAAATATTCTTGTAATTTTTCTACTGGTGTTCTCATTTTAGTTTTTTTGTTTAGACAAATTAACATTTGCACGTAATTGTGCAATATCCTCTTGTGAATCTATCTTAGCCTCTGTTAATTCTTCATTTTGAGCTAATTTTGCTGCATCCATAGCAACTTTTGCCTCATCTGCAGCGGCTTTTCGCTGTAAATCTTGTGCTTTTAGATTAATTTCTTGCTGTTTTAACTCAATTAGTGGGTCTTGACCTTGTTCACCCATCATTTGTTGCTCTTCAGTAACCATTTCCTCGGTCATTTGCACAATTCTTTCAGCAATTTTTGATTCTAATAGCTCTTGCATCTCATTTTGTTGCTCTGGAGGTATTTGACCACCAGCTTTTGCTTGCATCTCTTCTAATTCTTTTTGCATTTCTTGTTCTACCTCTTCTCTTGCCTGTAAAGCAACATGTTCTGCTATGTGAGATTGTAAAATCATCATAGTTTGTGGGTTTGTTTTTACTAAAGCACTAGAAAAGAAAGCTCTATGAGCATCGATATGTGCGTTATGATTTTGTTTTCTAAAAGCTGTCAATGCTCCGCCTGATAAAGCAGTGGCATTTTCCTGACCAGGGTCTAAAGGCTGTGGACCTGAAGGCGGAGGTAGTATTGCCTCAATGTTCTGAACACCCATTGCAGAATACATTCTTCTAAATGCTTCATACATGTTATGCATTTGTGGTGCAGCTTGTGCTAATTGCAACTGTGTTTGAGCCAAAGTAATTCTTTGTGACATTGAGAATATGGTTGGATCAGATACAGGTATAATATCTATTCTTTCATCAAAATCAGAAGCTTTTAAAGTTTGTAAGTCACCTTGAACCTCATAAGGATACACAGGTGGTAAAGATTGTGAAAATATTCTAGCTAATAATTTAAACTCAATTCTTTGTGCATAGTGCATTCTTTTGTGAATAGCAGACATGACACGCATGCCTCTTTCCATAAGAGCCATGGTAGTTCCAACAGGAGCACCAGCGTTAGCAGCATCTCCTAGTTTTTGATCCGCTACTGTTGCAAATTCTTTACCAGCTTGAACACAAAAACCTAACAATTGAAATAAAGTTGGATCAGCACCTTTATAAGGTAATGGTAATAAACCTGCACGAAGATCACCACTAGGTGCATCAACATCTCTAAATTCACCAGGTTGTATTGGCTGATCATCATCAGCGACTCTTAAACCTCTTGCTTTAAAACCAGCAGGTAAGTTTGCTAAAGTACCAGCATCTATTAGTTGTCTTAACGCAGCTGTTGCTGTTCTAGACAAACCACCAATCATGTGAATTAAACCTAGACCGTAAAAACCGAGACCAGGCATAAACTTATAATGAACAAAGTATTGTTGTTTTTTAAATAAATTATCCTCTTGGTCGTAATTTCTATATATAGATAATACCTCACCAGAGCCCTCATCTATAGTTACTATGTAAGGTAATTTAATACCATCAGGATGTTCAAACCCTTCAACATCTAAATCTACATGCATTTCCAACAAAGTGTATTGATCATCTTTGTATGAGTTTTTTTCTACTCCAGATAGTTTTCTTTCTTTTTCTTCAACTTTGTTTTGATCTTCTTCACTTGGCTGTAGAACTATGTCACGATAAAAGCCAGTGACTTGCATTTTTTTAATATCGTTTTCTGTTCTTTTTAAAACATGAGTTACTCTTTCACATTCTTCTAAGTTTGTAGCTGAGTACGGAACAACTAAATCCTCTGAGGGAACAAATTTAGATACGGCTCTGCCAAGATTAGAATCATAATAAATTTTTTTAAATGTTGATCCAGAAAGTGGTAGATAAAATAACATTTGATCTAGCTCAGGATCATACTCTTCCATAACATGCATCATTTGATAATTCATAAACTCTGCAACACGTTGAGCTTGATCCTCTTTTTCTTTCGTAGCCAAGCCAATAACCTGTGCTCTTACAGGTCCACTAGCTGGTAATAATTCTTTGTATGCTTGTGCTTGAAACTGAGTAACAGACTCAGCTAACAACGGATGTGTAACTCCGCTGGCACCTTGAAACGGTTGACTTCTTTCACTGTAGTTTAATCCTAATAAATCTAATCCTTTTGTGTAAGCCTCTTCCCACTGTTGTCTAGATCCCTTGTCGTCTTCATATGATTGACGTAACTCGCTTGAAATGTTTGTTAATACATTTGGATCCATGAACTCTGCAAGATTACCGTCAAAACCTGTTTCTACCTGCTCTTGCTCTGGATTTACAACAGCTCCTCCATCTTCAGTCATTTCAATATTTACAGGCTCATCTGTGCCAGGCTCCAGTTGAACCTGTTGTCCTACCTGTGCTGGTATTAACAATTCATCATTAACCGTTTGCGGTTGATCGTAATTTGCTGGTTTTTCAACAACCATTAAGCTGCTCCTATCATTTCATCCATAGACACTAGCGGATCATACTGC